TGACGAATTCGCACGAATTATATAAAAAAGGCTTGCACGTTTTTATTTTATGGTATAGAATTAAATCAACAGGGCGCGAGAAGCGCAAAGGATGGACGGGGATGGGTGACAGGGCGAACGTGAAAGTGGTTTATGAAGATTCCGTCGTTTTTCTTTATACGCACTGGGAAGGGTTCTCTCTTCCCTCGACGGTGCAAAATGCATTATTGAAAAAAGAGCGATGGGATGATGGACAGTATCTTTCGAGAATCATTTTCCAGGAAATGATTGGACAGGATACTAGTTCAACCGGGTTTGGAATTAGTTCTGTTGTAGGAGATGGAGACGACCGCGTTTTGATCGTCAATGTCGACGAGCAGTCGGTTTCTGTAAAGGAAAAACGCTGGACGTTCGACGAGTTCCTGAAAACAGACGCCACGAAAGCCTGGGCGTAACCAGCCCACGCCCGCCCGGAGCGCATCCGGCAAAGGAGAAATATGAAATACTGTTGCGAAGAAATGGACAAGTCAGTAGAAAATAACACGATAGTTTTTTCTCTTGATTGCTTCTTCATTCGGTGTGAGCCAGACATAAGAGATGACGGCGACGGATTTTATGACGATATGTCAGGTGAAGAACAAATAAAGTTTTGTCCCTTTTGCGGGACGAAGCTCGTTTATTAAAAAAAAGCCGCCCCTTTCGGAGCGGCTCTCTTTACTACGACACGTAACCCTTAGGTCTCCGCAGTCAGATCGAGGTACAGCGCTTCGCGTTTCCGTTGGAAGAGCACGCCCGCGTACATACCGTGCGCCAACTGCTCGAAGTCGTAGCCGTTTATGGTCTTCGCCTCAAGCATGGTAAAGTCCACGGGCAGGGGCATCGAGACAGTCTCGACATCCTTGTTGTACAGCATGTACCGGTCTTTGTTCAGTCCGACCTCAGTGTTTCGTGCCGCATCGCAGTATGCGAGGGGCAGGATCTTGAAATCTTCTTTCCCGGATACCTTGCGGAATGCGTCGAGGAGATAGTCCATCTTGTTTCCGATCGGGAAGGAATCGGACGAAGCCGAGCCCATGCCGAGGAAATCGGAGTACGGCATCACGAAGCGGTTCGGCATCTCGGTCGCGTTCGAGTTCGTGAAGAACGTATCGAGCGCCTGGGATACGAACGCCTGGAATTCCGTCGCGGACATACCAGAAATCTTCTCGGTTATCAGCGTGGTATTGATGGTCACCTCGGAACTGGTCAGGAGTCCTTCCATTCCACCGCGGCCAAGGAACGCGTGTTTCTGGATACCCAGGTCCCAGTTCTTTTTAAGCGACTCGAGTTTCCCGGCGATAATGTCCCAGTTTCCGGAGTTAGCGGCTTCCGCTACTTCGTAAATGGTCCAAATCGCTTTCTTACGCCATGCCTGGGTCGGGGTCCTGATCGGAGACTGAGCTACGCCGACCGCCGAAATCTGGCTTCCGCCGACATCGGTATCACCTTCGTAAAAGTCGCCGCCGGTCATGTACTGACCATTCTGGACAACCTCAGAGCCGTATCCACCCTCGCCAACGAGGATATCAACAAAGTCAGTGATATCGACTTTGTAGAATTTCTGGGTGATAACCTTCGCCCGAATCTGGGAAAGGGTATCAATAGCGAACTGGAAGCCTGCGCTCCCCAGGTCAATGTCTCCGGCTGCATTCTGCAGGGCCCGGCCAAGGATTGTAAGTTTCTTCATTTTTTATCCGGCCTCCTTTTATGCCGATGCGACGGCAATTCCGTCGCAGGTGAGCTCCACGCGAATAATGTCTCCCTCGGCCGCAGCCTTATCGAGCGTAATTCCCAGCGGGGTATTGGTCGAAACGGCCTTGACCTGTCCAGGAGTCGCCAGAGTCAGAGTGACAGGGACACCGCGAGCAAGAGCTCCAGCCGCTTTGAAACGGACAACCGCTCCACGCTTTGCAATTTCGAAAACGTCTCCGCCTTCGACCTTTGCCTTTTTCGTGCTGCGAATCTTTACGCCGTAAATCGGGTCAGTGCTTTCGCTTGTGCGGATCGCTACGATTGGAGCCCCAGGGGTATCGTTCGCTCCGAGGTCGGAAAGCATTACGCCCTCACCGGCCTCGATATCGCCTGTGGTATCCTCGTACCCGAATCGTACCGAAACGATCGATTCGCCCGAAGAGTGGGCGAGGTCGACGTCTCCGACCGCTGGACCAATTCCAAACTGGTTTAAGTTTACACTCATTCTTTACCACCTTTTTCCTTTCCTAGACCATAGCGCTCGCGCCCAAGGGCTGCGCGTTCAGTTTTGGTCATTGGGATATCTGCAGAAAAAACGCTTCCGCTGTTCGCTGCATTCTGTAGTTTCTTGTTGACGGTCCGTGGAGCCGTTTTCTTGGAAGCCGAGTTTGACAAGACTTTTTTCTCGCCAGCCTCTTCTTCTCCCTCGGCATTCTCCATTGCAGGACCTTCCGCCTCTTCGCTCGATCCTTCTCCGCCGGTGTAACTTGCGATTAAATCGCCGATGGTAACCATCGTTCCGTCGGGAAGCGCGACTTGAGTTTCCGGGGCGATTTCCTCGCCTGCGGGCTCTCCCGCGCCTTGTTTCTCCACGTAGTCGGAAATAAGCTCATGCAGTGGGACCCTGGTTCCGTTGACATCGACCTCGGTCGAATCGTCGTTTTCCAGGATTTTCTTTTCTTCCGCTTCGGGCTCTTGTCCCTGAGCTTCTGGACCTTTTTCCGGCTCAATCGGAGGAGCCGCGTTCTTTTTCTTGAACAGATTGATACCCATATTGTCTGGGCCTCCTTTACAATTTGCAAATACTCGCGATCCCTCATAACGAGGTCGCGGGACGATTGCCATGTGCATATAATGGCCGTCGATAACTTCCGCGTCATACGGGAGCTCGTGCCATATCCCTCCAGGGCCTTCCTCGTCGGTAATGTAGGAGCAAGAAACATTGTGCTTCTTATTCTCAAGGGCGTCGATCGCGCCTTCGTCCCAAACCAACAAATTAACCCAGAGCCAACCATCCTCTCCCCAAGCGGGCTTTTCTGCGACGATTCCGGCAGGCATAGGGGCTTCTGGGTCGTCGAGGTTAAACGAGTTATTTTTATCCGCGTCATTATGCAACTCCGGAATAAAAATAACAGGGCACCCCTTGAACGACGGAGCCATACGATCTAGCGCCTCTTTCGAGACCAAGACCGTACCCGCGTTTTTATCTTCGTATGAAATTAACCCCGGTTCGATGAATCGGACTTTATATGATCGTGGTTCCATTTGATCTAGTTTCACCCCTTTTTCAGGAATTGTCAACGTGGCTTGTTTTATCGGTTTATTCCAACACCCAAATAGCCGCGCACCGACACAGGAAGTCTTCCCCGGGATGCGCGCGCCGCCCTGTCCGCTTGTCTACTACAGGCGGATCATCGACGCCATGAATCGTCCCGTTAAGCTCGCGGTGCGACACACGCACCCGCTCATCATGCGACGTTGACCATCGGTACCGTCGAACACCGGCCGAACTTGCGCGGTTCATCGAGAATTTACTAAAAAACAAGCTCGTTTCTTGCCTGGCCAAAAATGCGGCCTTGTTCGCCGTAACGCCCCATTCCCTCATTATCATGTCGGTTAAAGATTCATCCGACGCGGACGTTTGATACCGTTCGACCATTTCTCGAAGGCGGGTAATCTGGTCAGGCGTCCAATTCTTAACGTTCAGCTTTTGGGATTCGGTGTAATCGCGTCGAAGTTTTTCGGCCGTCCTCTCGTCCAGTACCGGGCCGACGCCAAGGGGCAAGGTCTCCGAAACGTCCTGATTCATCGCGAACAGGGGCAAGTCGGTCGAGAAGGAAAGCGTCTTGATTGTTTCGTCAACTCTGTCCTCTAGCCCCGAAATAGCCTTATTAACGCGCTCCAACATCGCCGCCCTCTTCGTGTTCGCCGTCAACGCGGTCGAAAGGATCGACGGTCCGGGGCGTCCCTTCCAGGTACGCGATCGCTTGTCGAACGTCGCGAAACTTGAAAGCTCCGAATACATGGCCATCGTGAAACGCCCGGAAAACACGCCGTCGCGATATATGACCTGCCCCTTAGCGATCGCCGTGCGCAGTGGGGAGACGACGGCGTTCTCAAGGGCGTGGGGTATCTCGAGCGCATCAAACAGGGGCGCAAAATACGCATCGTAGAAATAGCGCCGGAGGCGGTCGTCGATGTCGGAATAGTAGGAGGGTTTAACGCGGAGCACGGTAGACCTTTATCGGGGAGGAGTTTGTTTTAGTTTC